GATCTGAAATAACGAAAAGACCTTTGACGCCTCCGGGAAAGTTAATGGGTACCGTTACCTCCCCTCCACAGTGAGCGCATTCTTTTGATAATTCTTGTTTAACTCCGACTTTTAATTTTTCAGCTAAGCGATATACTGTTGTATATTTAGTAGCATTCCAGCCTTGAAAATCTATACTTTGATCAAAGATAGTTTTTGAATCAAAACCTCTCCAATCTCTTTGAAGAAAGGGTAAAATTTGAAGAAAAGATTTGTCCCATGCTTCTTTTTTCTGCTCTTTTTCTCTAATATATTCAGTTACTACTCTCATAACTCCAATCGTAGGAGGAGCCATTCTGATAACACCTGAAGATTTAGTTTCAAATGCAAAACATTTATTAGAGTCATCATAATACTTATCAAAGTCTTCAGTTGTATGATACTGTAAAACATTAGTTCTTAATTCATAAGAGTTATCTCCTTTACAATGTTCACATCTAGCTCCAATTACAATTTTATTTTCACCTTGTTTAAAGGTAAGTTCACGAATAGAAAGAATAATAAAAAGTCTATCTTCTTCGAGAATATCTCTATAAGTTCCTCTTCTGCTTCCATACTCAACTCGAGTACATGAATTTAAAATGTTATTAAGTTTTTCATCAACATCGAAAAGGTTATTTTCGTCCATTGTGGAAAAATCTCTAATTTCTGCTACCTTTGAAGATCTAATGGATATTCTCATATCATCTCTGTAAAATCTTCCTTTAGAAGGTAAGTTTTCCATTAGAAGTGGAACATATCCGATCTTTTCATTGATATCCTTTAATTCTTCATCTACATCTCTCGTAAGTTGCACTCTACCGAGATTTCCTACAGTTTCAGCTGAGATGTCTTTAGCTGTACCTTCCATGTCTGCAAGTTCTCTTCTTGCTGCATCTCTTAGTTCTTGTTCTTCGCTCATTTATTTTTGGTTTTGATTTGATTTGTATTCTGAAATAATTTGAGATATTTTTTCACCCACATAACTCACCTGCTCGGTAATATTACTCTCAATATCTTTTTTAATAAGACTTCTTACGTATTCTGAAACTGAAACTGGTTTAGTTCCGTCTTCAATGGATCTTCTAGCTATAATTATATTTAATACGCTAGAATCTGCCTTTGAAAGAAGAACTTGAATCTTCTCTGTTAGGTTTTCTTTTTCTGTCATAGATTATGATACTATTATAATATATATCATTGACAATTGGGAAATAGCTGATTTTATATCTTAAAATAGCCGAAAATTACACTTTGTTTAGAAATAATACCATCGTTAACCGGAGACATAATAGAATTAGATGTACGAGTTGACATTTGAGTCTGAAGAGATGTACTTTTTGATACCACACTGTTTTGAATTTCGCCAGTTCCATTAAAATTTCCACCTTCTTTGCTTATTGAACTAGAACTTACTGCAGCTGGATTAATATCCATTGATGCACTACTGTCTAATTGAGTTCCTGCTTTATTTGGACGTGTTGCACCTTTTGCATCATTAAAGGTATTAGAATATGACTTATTAGCTTCATTTCCTTCTTTAAAAGTTCCTTTTCCATAATCACCGGAAGTTTCCAAATATCCCTTTTTCATTCCTGATTGATTAAACATAGATAAAGATTCAGAGGTTTTGTTAGAATCTTTAGTCATTCCAATTGGATTTGGAACAGAATCATATATAGAAGAATTCTTTTGAATTGCTCCTTCTGAAAGTTTATCTCCAAATTCCTTTTGAGGTCCTGGAGGAGACTGATTATAAAGTGATTTTCCAAGCTGTCCATTTTTTGCTTCTCCTGTTATATTTGGAGCAGTTTCCCTATTCAAAGAATTCATAGAAGAAAAAGGCTCAGAACCTGGAGTATCTCCTATCTTAGGAACACTTGAATATGGTTTATAAGAAGTCTCTGGAAATTGTGAAGAATAATTTTTAGAAGAAGATTGTATATTCTTAGAAGATTCTACATTCTTCTGAGTATCAATAGCTGGAATATTAGGCCTTTTTGATGGTGAATAATTGACAATAGGTCCAGGTACGCTCGGAGATCTTCCGTCAGATACCATTGCATTAGTATCTTTACCATTTTGTTGTTTTCCTTGTTTGTTTGCAACATCGGAATTTGCATCATGATCATCACCTCCGACAAACATTTCCTTAAGATCTGCAAAAGACGGTTTGCTACTTCCAGTTTTAGATGAGCCTACAGATAAAGATTTAGTCTTCATGTTTTATTTATCAAAAAAAAGCCGAAGACTAATCTTCGGCTTTGAGTAATAGAATGTGTAGGTGTTATACCAATTCTTCGATCCAGTAATCTGATCTGAATTTCATATTAACCATTGCTGGATCAGCAGTTTCATAATTCAATTCTCCGGTAAAAGTAGGAGCTCCAGTAGGAAATACGTCTTTAAACGTAATCTTTCTGAAAACATCTCCTTTTCTATTGTATTGAACTACAACCATTGAACCAACATAATCTTTCTTTAGTCCCATTTCACCGGTAGCTGGATCAAATGTTAATTTGTACCAGTTCTGCATGATTTTGTATATGTAAGCTTCATTGGCATCATTTAAGTTGACTGTAAAATCCATATCAAGATCTACAAAAGTTTGGCCGGGCATACCTGCATAACTTCTGTCTGTAAACTTATATTTTTGTCCAACTGCATCTACTGTTGGGTTAACTCCATCTAGTCCTCCAATCTTCATAACGTGTTGCAAGATGAGTCCTGCATCGTTTCCGAGTGGAGTAAGGATCGTTACCTCAAAGAGATTTGGTTGAACTGGTTCAAATCTTTGAATTGAAGCTTTGGCCTGTGTATAATGTGGTAGTGGCATTGTTTATCCTTTTTTTTTATTTATCTTATTGTCCTGATGTGATTTGTCCTGGTCTTAGAATTGTAGTTCTAGTAACCAAGATTTCGAGACCTTTAACAGGTTCTACAAAAGTGTCTAAGATACCGATATTCTTTTCTATAACGTCTGGAGTATTGTTAGTTTCATCCATAATATTTCTGAAAGCATAAACTCCGTTTTCAGATTGTACGGTTGTCATAAAGTTATCTGCAAGAGTTTTGATTTCTAATCTAGTTTGAGCCGTATTAAACTCAAATAAGTAGTTTTTCAAAATCGCAGCTAAACCATCTTGGATGTATATCATTAACTCTCTAACGTGAGCTGCTGAAAGAGCACTTTGAACATTTTGTTGAGCAGTTTTATTACCAAAGATTACAAGACCTGTTCCGTTCTGGAAGATAATTGGGTTAAGACCAAATGGTTCAACATAATCTCTATCAGTTTTTCCTAGGTTGTATTCAACTCCTACAACTCCTCTACCTCCTACAATACCTCTTCTATTTCCTGCTACAATTGACCATGGTAATGCAGTTGCATATTTGTCAATATAATTATTAGAAACATAAGCTGCTGGAGGAACAGTAATGTTAGATCCATTTTCTCTTACTACTAAGTAAGGGAAGTAGAATGCTCCGTAGCTGGATCCTTGAGTAGTACCTGGTAAAGAGTATCTTATTGTTGGATTCTTACTAAGATCTCCACCGTCTGCTACATATTTAGTATCAAACTGTCCGAGTAAATTCTTGAAGTATGGATCATTGCTTTTCTTAAAATCTGCAACTGAAGGAGCGTTTGCAATAAAGAATGCATTTTCTCTAGCTTTTGCTAATTGGAAAAGAATAGCTTTAGAATTAGCTTCAATACCATTACCGAAGGTATCGATAATATATCTGTAAGTGATATTGTCTTTGTCGATTAACGCATTATAAAGCTTTGTTCCTGAAAGAGTATCATAAAGAATATTATTCTGTTGTTCATTAGTTCCATCAGGAAGATTATAACTTCCTAGAGAGAATCCATTAAGAGTAAATAGATTATAGTTACTTACCCATGAGGTAATTGGCTGGTAAACTTCAATAGTATCAAGGGTATTGATATAGATTTCACCAACGCAACTTACTTTCAATGCATTTTGAGGAGTTGTGTTATTTGTATTTGTCCAGTTGCTTAATCCTACTACTTCAGTGATATAAGTCAATCTTGAAGATATACCTGACTGGTTGCTTCCTGGATTTTGAATGATATAGTTTCCTACTGCAATCAAA